ATGACTTTTCCTTTGAGGAATTGAATAGTCGATATCTTGAAAACTATCCAAGCACTGGTGGATACTATATTCTTGAAGACACCTTCACTACTGGCCCCACGGAACTCCTTTCTGAACGGTCTAAATTTATTCTTGGATACCTTTACAATATTCATTTGCGTTAATATATTTAAAACTATTTGTATATTTTAGTATAAGCATGTTTTTTTTTAAACCAGTAAAAATGTCGGTTCGTTTTTATAATTCCTTTGGGAAAAAACATATAGGTATAGATAATGCCTCTAGGGTTCAGATGTTGTCGAAAGTTAAAGCTATTTCGATTAAAAACTTAATCGAAGAAGCTACCTATGTAAAACAATATCCGACTCTCAATCTTCCCTCTCCATTAACAGAAGTTCAGGCCGTAACAAATCTAAAAAATATTATAGAGAAAAATAAAGTGAATAAATCGTATATTGGTCAGGGTTATCATGATACCGTGACTCCTTTCCCGATTAAAAAACACATTTTACAAAATCCTAAATGGTATACTGCATATACACCGTATCAATCGGAGATTTCACAAGGTCGTCTCGAAAGTCAATATAATTTTCAGACACTCATCAAAGAATTAACCGGATTACCCATTGCAAATGGTGGTCTTCTTGATGAAGGGAGTTCAGCTGTAGAAGCGCTTAACCTAATGTTTAACTTTAATAAAAAAAAGAAGAAAACGTTTGTATGTAGCGATAAACTACACTCTCAAACCTTAGAAATTCTTACACATCGGGCCACTGTTCTTGGGATTACTATTAAAATTCTGGATTTGGAAAAGACTGACCTCGAAACGGAAGATGTTTTTGGTGTTATGATCCAATACCCAAATACATATGGAAATATTCTTCTGTATGAGGAACTAATGAGCACTTGTAAGGACCAACAGATTCTAACCTGTGGTATTGCTGATATTCTTTCTCTAGTAAAACTTAAATCGCCAAAAGAATTAGGTTTAGATATTGCTTTGGGAACAACTCAGCGATTCGGGGTACCTATGTGGTTCGGTGGACCACATCCATGTTATTTCGCAGTAGAAAAAAAACTTATTCGTAATGTACCTGGTAGAATTATTGGGAAATCTCATGATGAAAATGGTAATGAAGGGTTTAGACTTGGATTACAGACTCGAGAACAACATATCCGTCACGACAAAGCTACGAGTAATATTTGCACCTCTCAATCACTTCTTACAAATGTAGTTGCTCTATTTTCTATGTATCATGGAAAAGACGGTCTGAATACTATTTACGATAATATACATTCTCTAACGAAGACCTTGGATCACCACTTAGCAGAACTCGGTATTGACCAATTAAATGAAGCCTATTTTGATACACTACACCTTCGACATCCTGATATGCATAAATTTTATGAAAGTCTTCTCCAAAATCATATTTGTGTACGACAAATTAATGACTCAGAAATTATTATTAATCTAGATGAAACAACCACGATTGATGATATAAATTTTATTATCGATACAGCCAAACAACGTTTTCATCCAGTTAGGCATGTTAAAACGAAAGAAACGACGACCTCTATCTTTCGCAAAACCTCTTATATGGATCTTGATATTTTTAAAAACTATAAGACAGAAACACAATTAATGCGATATATTTATAGTCTCTCAAACAAAGATTATACACTATGTGAAGGGATGATCCCTCTAGGATCCTGTACGATGAAACTGAATGGTTCAAGTCAACTGGAACCACTTTTCTGGGATAAAATGAATCTACACCCCTATCTACCAACGAAATTTACGAAAGGTTCAGTAGAATTTCTTACTAATATTGGCGATTATTTAAAAGAGATTACAGGTTTCGATGATGTTTCATTCCAATCCAATTCAGGTTCTATGGGAGAGTATATGGGTCTTCTGGTTATTAAAAAATATTTTCAGACAAATAATAAAAAAAATAAAGATTCAGTTTTAATTCCCCATACAGCTCATGGAACCAATTTTGCCTCTGCCTCTTTAGCTGGTCTAAAAATTATTAAATACGACGAATCTATTTCATTGGAAGACTTTAAACTTCTTACACAGAAATACCAAGAAAATATTGCTGGTATTATGATTACCTATCCCAATACGACTGGGGTTTTTACTGAAAACATTAAAGAAATCTGTGAAGCGATCCATGCGATTGATGGATTGGTCTATCTAGATGGTGCCAATATGAATGCCTTAGTCGGTCTGGCTAAACCAGCTGAATTAGGTGCAGATATTTGTCATTTAAATCTACACAAAACATTCTGTATTCCACATGGTGGGGGTGGTCCTGGTATGGGACCCGTTCTATGTAATAAAAAATTACAACCATATCTTCCCAAAAACTCACTACAAATTGAATCCACTGGAAATCCCATAGGTAATATTACTTCTTCCCAATGGAGTTCAGCATCGATCCTTTCTATACCATATATTTATATTGCGACTATGGGAAGTAAAAGTCTAACACGTGCTACAGAAACTGCCATACTAAATGCCAATTATCTAAAATCCAGTCTGGAAGAGTATTATACAATTAAAGATGTAAATAGTAATAATCGTGTTGGTCATGAATTTATTATCGATACGACTGAATTTGGTTCTCTAAATATTAATGAAAATGATCTCTGTAAAAGGCTCATGGATTATACCTTCCACCCTCCCACAATGTCTTGGCCTAGAACGAATGTAATGATGTTTGAACCAACCGAGAGTGAAGATAAAGAAGAGTTAGACCGATTGGTCTCGGCTCTCATTTCTATTCGACAGGAAATTACAGAAATTGAAGAAAAAAAATATAGTCTGGACAATAATGTTATTAAAAATGCTCCTCATAATACATCCTTAATTTATAATGATTGGAAGTTACCCTATTCGCAAAAAAAGGCATTTTATCCGCTTGAAACATTAGTAGATAAGAAATTTCATATACCAATTGGTAGGATTAATAATGTTCGGGGCGATAAAGACTTGCTAAAAAAATAATGTTTATATTATTATATAATGAGGCCTGATAAATATAAAACAAAAAAGGCACGAGCTAAAAAAATTAAATTTAAAAAATCACAAAAAATCAAATCTCAAACAAAAAAGGATAAAAAATCGAGAGAACGATCTAAGAACAGGAAAAGGAAAGGTAAGAAAGGATCTCGTGTCCGTCTAAACAGAAGAAATAATCTCAATAACGATAATAATTATAGAGAGGCCACACCACGTCCTGTACACATTTGCGATAATATTGAAATTCCAAAATCTTTAAAATCTAAAAGAACACGCATTTTTGCTATTATTGGACACTCCTCTTTCTGCACCTTTAATGATCTATTAAAAATTAAAGAGAACCGAGAACCAGATGGGTTCCGTGTCGACCTAAAAAAATATAAAGATTTCCAGAAACTTAGATATATCTCTGCACAGGATATCGGAAAAAAATCCTCTGCTTTGAGAATGGAAAACTTTATTAACCAACTTAAAACCTCTGAAAAAATACATTCGGGGTTCATACAACTGGATGATATAAAATCTACAACAAATTTTAATAAACTTGTTGACTGTGATTTGTTTAATAATTATAAGGAAGATTACGCATTAGTTAAAAAACGTTTTCTCAATACTCCATCCCTAAATTTTAATGTCTACCCCAAAAAAGACACGAATGGAACCCAGAATCCTATAAACGCCGAAGTAGAATTTCTTTCACATCATCCAAATACACCTTTTACAGGTATTTATGAACTAACAGAAAAGAAAGAAGATAGCGAGAATTCTAATAATAATTATAATTCTAATTATAATTCTAATAATAATAATGATAATTTTAGTTGGGATATTCATTCGGACGAGATACTCTTTAATCCTGTGATAAAGGACACTTTCCAAGCCCAACGAGAACGTGATATTAATCTACTTGAAATACAATCAAAGATTATTAACACAAAAGAAAATAGGAGTAAAAATCCACAAGATCCGACCTATATTTCAGAGAATACTTTACATAATACAAAGTTAGCTATTCTGAAAGGAAGTTTAATGATACCCAATCATGCTACCAATTCTAAACTGAAGAAATTACCAGAGTCTTTTAATGATGACTTTACTGATTTTACACGATTGAATAAACAATTATTTAATTTGATAGAGAAACAGGGGAAGTTAGAAGTAAATCTTGATGATATCATAGATCTCATTCTAACTGATAATTATTTAATGAATCATCAAGATTTTATTATATTAGATTTTGGTTGTAAACATATCAAAGACCTTAAATACACCAATAATGTATGGAGTCGTCCGAATAATACAGTAGCGAGGGAGAGCACAGTACGAGTAGCCCACCCTCTCCGTGAAGAGGTTGGTTCTGTTTGGGAAAAAGAGCCTGGTACATACCCCTATATTATTAATAAACTATTTGCTGAAGCAGGTAATTAACACTTCTGGAGAATATTTAGTTTCAGAACCTCATTGGTCATATGTCTAAATAAATAGAAATAGGATTTATTTATAGAATATAGACCAGTCCATTTAGATGGAACAAATTAATCGTATCATACGAGAAAAGAACACGCGGTTATGTTTTTCGGCGGATTTTACAACACAAGCAGAATTATTTGGTTGGATTAATCTTATTGGACCACATATGTGTATCTTAAAAACCCATATTGATATTCTGGTTGATTATGACCAGAGTGTTAATACCAAATTAAATAAATTAAAGGAACAATATAATTTTGTTATATTAGAAGATCGAAAGTTCTCTGATATTGGTAAAACTTTTGAGAGGCAATTAGAAGGGTTCTATAATATTTCAGAGTATGCGGATATTATTACGATTCATGGTATTTGTGCAGAAGGGATGTTAAATTATATTGAAACAAATCAATGTAAGTCCCCTAAAATTTTAATCGTAGCACAAATGTCGAGTATCGGTAATATTATTGATACCAACTATACAAATAATTGTTATAATATAGCAAAAAAATATAAAAAAAATGTCATAGGGTTTATAAGTCAGACTAAATTTGTAAAAGATGACTCTTTTCTATTTTTAACTCCTGGTGTGCGTCTAATAGGAACACGAAAAGATGATCAGAAGTATAATACACCCGAAAGTGCTTTTAAAATGGGGGCTGATATTATTATTGTAGGCAGTGGTCTTTCTTCATTAAGATTTCCGTTAGAACTAATTCATCACTATAAATAATTAGGGAGAATCAGGAAGAAACTGCAATTCTTTAGGAGCACGTTTCTTAATAAGAGATTCGTAGCCACATTTCCTATATTTGAGGACATCAGCCCAGAAACTATTAATTTCAGGTAGAAATTCCTCGTTGAAGCGTTTTTCGTCTCTTTGGACCAGTATCACACTATACACATCCAGCCACCAATAAGTGGTTTTAACATAGATTTCTTTCATACTACTTTTAATTTCAGCTTCCCATTTATAAATATCCTCTTTGGATTCAAAATCATAAAGGTAATAATAAGTATTTTTTCCCAGACTCGGATCGAAGGTTTCGAGAACCACCCCCTTTTCCATACCATTTTTTGTTAGTGTAAGAGTGTTTTGAGAATCATCCAAGAATTCTTGGACCAAATCATATTCCTTGATGGAACATTCAAGATAATCGCAGAAGTCTAATCCACACACTTCGAGTTGTCCTTGTACCTGTAGTTCATAATGAACTGGGATAAAGTCATTAATGATTCTTGATTTCGGACATTTAATTTCGAGCATTCGTCCAATATATTCGGTGTTTTCAGAATCCACATCACAAATACCATCAGGTGAAGCACCAAAATGTGGAATTGTAGGATGTGGAACACAACCATATTCAAACACATGTACCTTATTACGTTGTTCATAAATATGGACCGCTACATCTTCATACTTTACGCCATGTTTTACAGCAGCACCAGCAAAGAATTTCTCTTCATAGCCACATTTTTTAGCAACGAGTTTTTTCCTCTTACAATAGGGATTCACATTTAGGGCAGTCCCCAGATCACTTGCTGTTAGGCGTTGGTTTCTATATTCATACCATTCCTTTGTCCGTTGAGCGGGTTGTGGTGTTTGTTTAAGTTTGTCTATAATACTAGCGAATTCTGGATTTTCAAAAGAATAGACTTGGGTATTCCTATACTTCAGAAGTTCATCATACATATTAATGGGGTTCGTGTTAAACTGTTCATAGATATGTTGGACGAAGTCTATGAATTGTTTGAAATCATTTTCATAATTGAGTGTGGGGTTGAGAAACCCCACACAGGATTCGATGAGAGTCTGGATTTCTGATTGGGAAGACATTTTATTAATATGGTTACGTATATTTTGTATCAATTTTATATTTAAATATATTCTTATATTAATGTTCTTTCCCAAAGGTTCTATAATCTTTTTTCTATTTAATGTGATAGCATTATTGATTTACTTTTTTGTAGTGTGTAGTAAATATGGTTGTATTTATCTGAATAAAAAGAGTCATGTGTTAAATTTACCCTTTGCTGGTATTACACGACCCCTCACAACATTAGTAACGAATTTCCCAGTCGGTGTTCAAATGATGATGTCTCCTAAAAATGCCTGGGTCTATATCTTTATTGCTTCAAGTTTAGCAATAATAACAATAATATTATTAAGAAATTTTAAAAAAAACGAAGAATCTAATGATCGTAGCCAACCTTCTGTTGCACACTAAAATTATGGTTAATATCTATATTTTTACTATCAAAATTATTATTATTTAATAGAGAAATATGAAAATAGGGTTCTGTATTTATATTCGAAATAGCATATTTATTTCCATAACAATCATTGGTGGCGTCGTGATTATTACTGACTCCATTCATATCCCAAGTGTGTTCGACTTTGTTACAAGGGAAGGTTGCTTCCTCTGGTTCTCCAGGTAATGTAATATGGTCCTTTAATAAGGAGGTTTTTTCATCAATTAATTCAATATGCTTATTCTGTGTTTCGACTTTACTAAAATTTAAATTCGTTTCTACCATTGCTTCGACTTTATTAATATTTGGAATATTCGTTTTTAGAGAAGAATCACGTCCAGTACAGTGTTTTTTATTTTCATCACAATTAAATCGGTCGATGGGTGTGATAGCATTTAGGATAGAAATGTTTTTAACAGTAATAACATTATCAATAATATCCAGATGGAATCTGTATTTATTGGTAAAAAACTTTTTATGATTTAATAAAAAGACTTCTATTTTGTAACTAAACCCATTTTCAATCGTGTCTCTTTTAAAGTTTTCAATATTAATAAGCTGAAGGTTTGTTTTATTTTTTGTGTTACTCTGATCTAGAAGCAACTGAATTAAACTAGTAATATATTTGAATAAACTGGTGGATTTATTAATATTTTCGACTATAAATGGTGAATTACAGTCGCCTAATAGATTAGAATAAAAGATTTTATCCTCAGTAACCTTAAAACTATAATAGATCTCCTTTTTCTTTGCGAAAGAGTTTTCAATATTCTCGACCGAATTTTTGAACTGGTTTTCTAAATCATTTTCAAATGAAATATTCGTAAAATTCTGTTTAGAATAAAATGTTAAAAATATTAAAACGATAATGACTGTTAAAATAAATAATTCCATAGCTTACTATATGTGAATATATTTATTCATTAGTTAATCAATTTATCGAAATCATTTAGATCCATGTCTACATCCGATTCAATATTATTCAGTTGAATAGAATTGGCCGAATCTAAGGTTCCTAAGTTATCCATGTCATCCATCGTTCCCAAGGGAGCCATGACATCTCGTGTTTCCATGGTGTTCATTTGTTCCATCGGAGCGAGTTGATTGGCCGTCTGACTGGGTATTGCATTTTCAAAGGTTTCCATACCACCGAGTGGAGCCAATGTAGGTATAAGTGTGGGTTCTTTATTACTCTCAGGAAGTTGTGGACTATTCTCGAAACTTTTTTTATAGTTGTCCATTAACCTATCTCGTTCATCTCTCGGTGGTTCGTTCTTAACGGGTATTGGTTGTTGTGTTTGGTGTGGTTGTTGTGGTTGGTGTGGTTTCTCTGTCTCTAAATCCGTATTATTGAGATCTTCAATAAATTTCTCAAATTCGGCTGACTCTAGAGCTGGTGCCTCTTGTCCAGATGGTTCGTTTACCATTTCCTTTATTTGTTGTGTTTCTTTCAAAAGATGTTCGAGTGTTTGTGTATTTTGGGTTATTTCTTGACGCTTTGTCTCATTTGTTGGGTGTGTCTCGTTATTATTAATGTTATTAATTAATAATTGGCCATTATTTTCTCGAATAAGAATACTAACTAGACTTAGACTATCTAAAATAAAAATAATCCAAAAATAATATCCCAGAATCGGAAACCCTTTAAAAACACTATTGGTAATTAGGTGTAGTATAATGTAAAGCAAAATACTATAAATGACGAGTTTTACAACTTTATTTTCGTCATCTTCAATGAGATTCGAATTATGTAGTAAATAAAGGAACATTCTGATATAATTGTTAAATTAAAAAAAAAAAAAAATTATAACTTAATATGACTGAATGTAAATATAGTAATGTTTGTCCCATTATGAAAAATTCGATAAAAACAGAGAATACCATTTACGTAATTGGTGACCTTCATGCGGATTATAAAAAAACTATAGAGTTATTTCGCCATTTTAAGTTAATCGACCGAAATAAAAAATGGATTGGAAAAGACTCTATAGTCGTTCAATTAGGGGATCAGATTGATGGATATGGACGTGGTAATTACGAAGATGCAAACGGGGAAATACAAATCTTAGATTTTTTTGATAATCTTCATATTCAGGCACAGATATATGGTGGAGCGGTCTATTCCTTACTCGGAAATCATGAATTGATGAATGTTATGGGTAATTTTTCCTATGCCTCTAAAAAGGATATAGAAAAGAGTGGTGGTAAAAAACAGCGTGAATTACAGTTTAAACCAGGTGGATGTATGGCGACACGTCTATCCTGTACTCGGAATACTTTATTAAAAATTAATGATATTATCTTTGTTCATGCTGGTATTATCCCAGAAATAGTTAAAGATAATAAAAAAAATACTGTAAAATTTGTCAATCTTTTAATGAAAAATTTTTTAAATGGAACAAAAAGTATGGATGAGAAAGTGAATAAATTCTTAATAGATTCCAAAGGCGTTTTATGGGATCGTTCCCTTGGAAAATCCAAGCCGAATTGTGAGTTATTAGAAAAAACTCTTAAAGAGATTGGGGCGAATCATATCGTTATTGGACATACCCCACAGAATGTTATAAATTCTAACTGTGATGAGAAGGTGTGGCGAGTGGATGTAGGGTTATCCAAATCCTTAGGGGATAATAACTTTCAGATTCTTGAAATAAAAAGGACAAAGAATAAAAATAAATTTACAGTACTAAATTAAGACTAAGAATACATATCTACAACACCACCATCATATTTTTGAGATTCAGCGACTTTTTTAATATCATCGATATTCGTAAGCAAATTCGGTTCATTTCTATTTTCAAAGAGATATTTTTGTAGAATAGCAGAAGTAAGTTTATAATGTTTAATGTGTTTATAAAATTCAGTAAAACAATCTACGCGAGTTCCTAAAAATTTATTGAACATTTGTTGAACTTGTGCTTTATCAGAATACCCAAAATGGACTTTGTTATCGACACGACCAGGACGTTTCAAGGCATTATCGAGATTACAACAATAATTCGTCGTCATAAACACAATTAATTTATGAACACTATTAATCCCATCCAAAGCATTTAGTAGACCACTAAAGGTTAGTGCAGATTTTTGAGTATCATTTTCTTTTCGATCTTTAAACAAGACATCAATATCTTCGAGTAGTAGAATCGACCCGTCTGGAATCAGATTTAGAGCTTGGAAAAAACATTTATCTGTCATTTGTTGATCAAAGGTAAGAGTAGCAATATTTAGATCCAATTCAGAAGCAATTGCTGAAACCAGACTCGTTTTACCAGTTCCAGGATAACCTTCGAGTAGTACATTATATTTATACGGAATCCCATAATCAAAATATTCCTTTTCAGTTTCTTCAGTTAAAAAGGTGGAAACCTCATCGAGTAGTTTAATATGTAGATTATCAGCATAACAAACAGTATCAATGGATCGTTTGCTTTTTTTTTTAATGCTACCCCAATAATCACCATCCCAAAGAAACAAGTTAAGTTTATCAGATTCTTTACATTTCTCTAACACATGAAGATTATAAAAGGTAACAGAATCATCAATAAACTCCTTTAGGAGATCAATCCTATTTTCATTGGAAGTAATTTCCAATTCTTTATGATATTTTGTATGACCTTCGACTGACAACGTATGTCCAACATTTCGGTATTCAACATGGATTTCTGCCCCCTCAAACTGAAATGTATATTGTCCTGGTTTGATTGCAACTTTAATTTCTCGTTTATATTTCGTTCGATTCCCAGGAATCGTAAAGTGGTGTTCTTCGATATAATTACATGTATTATGAATAACTGCTTCAAAGACCACATTATTTGAGTTCTCTAAGAGAATGATAGCTTTTGGTGATACGACTACACTCATTTTATATAACTCGTAAATAGTCTTTAGGCTAAAATAGTTTCGTTTAATATACTTAGAACTAATTTTAGATAAATTAGAATGGTAAAAGTTCAAAATACGATTACTATAGTCGAAGAAGGAGATTCTCTAACAGACATTTTAGATAGAACCGTGCCGTCTATTTTATATTTTACCGCCAAATGGTGTGGTCCCTGTAAATCGATCTATCCATTCTACGTGGATTTACAAGAGAAATATCCAAATATAAAGTTTTATAAAATTGATATAGACGATTGTGAAGAAATAGCGTCAAATTTTAATATACAATCCGTTCCAACCTTTTATCTCTATAAAACAAACGATGAATACTTTAAAACCTGTCAAGGAGCAGATAAAGAGTTATTGTCGTCCCTCGTTTATTCATTGAATGAGACATATAAACCATCGAATGGAGAAATCGAACCCTTAATTAATCATACTAAAACCCAGAGTTATAATACTAATACAACAGAGTACACCATTCTAGAAACTCCAAAAGACGATGATTTATCTAAATTTTTTGAAACTATAGATATGGATCAGGATGTGACTGATTGGTGAGGTTTGAATGTAATAAATAAAATATAAGGTAAATTATATGGATTTAACTAAACTTATCGAGGAAAATAGAACTCTTAGGAAAAAAATTAAGAATTTAAAAAGGACGAAACTTCGATTAAAACATAATCTAAATAGTAAAATAGCAAAATTAGAAGATGAACTAAATACGAGCGAATTAAATAAAGATTGGCAATCAATTACTGAGAATCCCAAAATTTAAATATTGTGTAATATTATTATGGGTTTAAAAGGAAGAGAAGATTTACGTTCATTCACGGTATTAAGTGCGTCGAAACATGGTGGTTGCAAAACGAAGAGTAAGGGTGGTCGGTACGTCAGTACGACCCCGCTTGGTGCGGCCAAAAAGGCCTTTAACGCACTTTGTCGCGTTAAAAAGATCCGAGGTGTCTGTACTCTAACCGTAGTTGTTAAAGAAACGACGTCAGGTAGTGCGCACAAGGAGTTTTCTTACACCATGAAGCGTAAGAAGTTATCGACTCCGCTCGTTCGGTTAGCAGGGACGAAAAATGAATTCCTTGTCGAATATGAAGTCAGTGGAAACAAAACCAAGGGCAAACTTACGTGCAAAAATAAGGGTCAGAGTACGGGTAAAATTA